ATGTACCAGCGCGGCGCATAACGCCCAAAAACACAAGGCCTCTACGGGAAAGCATACAGCTGATCCCATAGGTGCAAACTTGCGTAGATGGACGAGGCGCCCGTCTGGAAGCTCCGTTGCTGACGACCGTGAGGCCTTCAGCGCGGCGACCCAGCGAGTCGGGAACAGTCTTTCAACTAGTTCCATACTCACTCGGTCTGAAGCTTCCTTCATATCGAGCGTTGCAAGGCCTTGGCCTTCGGGAACATCTTCAGAAGATGCCCACAACGCTAAATCCCTGTTCACTTCTTGGTCGTCAAAGTTGACGTGCTTCGAGGTTAAGGGATGAGACTCAATTGCGTCTACCATTAAACGCATTTGACCCTGCTGAATCCACTGTTTTTCAAGTGGTTCACACGATATGAGGCGAGGGCCCCTGGAGTCCTTAGGCACGAGCACCACTTTCGCAGTGCCGTACTCAAGTTCCTCCAGGCCCAAGAGCCCTGACAATTCGTCACCTACGTGAGTCATGTTGTAATACATGTACTGTTCGTAGGGATAGAATTGGGCGAGGTCGACGTAGTAGCGGGAGAAATTCCGCTTTTCGTCAACAGCCTCGCCTGTCGCTACCGAACCAGGTCCGTGTCTCGGAGAGATACGAGCCGGGTCATGACCAGCCAAAATCAGGCTAATCAAGTAACGAGCAATGGACTCAACTTCCTTGTTGAACTTCGACCCAGAGTAAACGTGTGCCAGTTGGCGTTCGTCCTCTGCGAGGTCGTTTTCAGTATCAAGGAAGTCCTGAATGACTTTGTCATTCAGTTCATCGCCGTAAGGCAACTCTAACTTGTAGAACAAGTAACAGAGTTGCCGCGCTTGGCTAAGTGCCACTGGACACGCCTCACGGCGTTCCGTTCCAGTGTCATCGAAGACCTCGCTGAGCAACCACCCTAAGAAATTGGGGATTGCTGAGTCCTTCTTCCTTTTGAAGGAAGGGACTTTGAGCGGGGTGTCAGTCGACAAAGCTTTGTCAATTGCTTTGCCGAATGAGGGAAGAGTTTTTGTGAAGAAACTCAGGCCCTCAGACCTAACTCGAGATCGAATTGTTTTACGATCTCGAGCAGCCACGACTGCTGAAACATGTGCAGAAGCACCTACCACATCAGTGTGGAGGTGCATGAATACGTCGGTGTAAAAACCGATTTGGCTATTATTGTTTGCGCTCATTTGCGTTAAACATCCAATAGTCATATGAATTCATGTGTCTCCACTAAGACGGGTTGATCCCGACTGCTAACCACGACCCTGGAAGGGCCGTGGCGCAGTCGTATGGTGTATAACCTAACGGTTATCCGAGTAATTCGCTACCAAGGATCGCATCCCAATTGCCTGAACCCTGCACTAGTGCAAGGAGACGGCCTTTGAGATCGAGCAATTCTTGGTCAGATATCGCAGTTTGCCCTCGCGGGATAGCTGCGACCAAGTAGACCGACGCTGTAACAGACCCCAAAACGGTGTCTGTTTCAGTCAAGTCGAGTCTCACGAGGTGTCTATCAACGGTGACCCCTGAAACCTTCGAATCTGCGTGACTAATAGTCAACGTATAATCGACGGTAGGGAAGTCGCCCGCGACGCGTGAAATTACTTTGGTGGTTCCGAGGTGAACAGGTGTAAACACCTTATCCTCGTTCGCACCGCCATACGATGTCGGGTTCAATGTTAGTGGATATGCAATAGCCATATAACTAGTAATGATGCCAGAATCCTTTCTAAAGGGAACTGGACTTGTTATTTGTTTAGATGCAGCATAACCTTAGTGTCATGCTACAAAGTATCGGAAGTATTAATACCTTAGGGGACATCTCACGACGTTCCCGTAGGCTACTCGACCCGATACCGTGTCGGCGCACCCGCCATAAACAAGGCTGCCCCTAGGGACGCCTGTCTAAGCGAGAGCGCCGACGTGGACACAGATGCGAACAGAGCAGGAATGCCTGTTCTTCTGTGGTACGTTAGCCGATCTTCGGTGCCGATAATGACGCTGTTCTCCAGAAGAGGAGAAGGCGTTGTACGGCGAACCCTAAATCGGTGCTCGCATGTCTCGAGGGCTTTAACTGATGAGCTAAAGTCCTCGATAAACAACTGCGTCTGGAGATTGTCGACGCTGAATTGACGAAGGTAATTACCAACATCCGCGACCCAGTCGAGGATGAAGGTAAAAGGGATAGCATTCCAAATGATGGAAGGATCCCACTTGAAGCCAAAGGCATCAAGATACCCACGCAATACAGCGTCTTCTTTGTCCAAACCAGGCATAGCATACGTATAACGCATAGTAGCCCGATACACAGGGGGGGTAATCCACCCAGTTCGACGTTGATACTCAGCGCGGTTAATTTGTCCGCCGAAGGTAGCAATCTTGAGCTGGTGGTGTTCCAATAGTCCGAATTTCCAATCGGACCACACTCCTACGGACGTCTCATCATCGTCGGTTAAATACCGATGGTAATGTCGCGTCTGTGGGACCCCCTGTCGCTTCTTAAGTTCCGCAAGCCTCTCTCGCAGATGCAAGAGAGTCTCATGGATCTTAAGTAAGTCTGACACCAATGGTGCCCATGCAAACGAATAAGATAAATAGCGGTTTGAAAGTTGACGTAAAGTCAGTTCTTTCTTGACGCTGGATTCTACACTTTCGAGTAGTTTCCTCCGTCGCCTTTGGGATCGTATGGTCTTTCCGTATTTACGGCCAGCATACTTTCCCACTGTGTCCTTCTTCTCTGCCGGCCTTTTGGGCGCGGCAAAGGTAGAATTAACAGTTAGGGCTCTGTTATTTATATTGTGAAAATGAACCATGAAGCGCGACGCAAGTCGGCGAAAGTCTCGTAACTCCAATGTGAAGTTTACGATACTCAAGCCATTAATTGCCGCGCTTGGAGTCATGATGTCAACCGCCTCGACGTCCAGTGCATCCCATTCGGGAATACTGGGCGCGACGTACTGCGGACCTTCGAAGCCATACTGGGCGCAAATATGCGCTCCATAGTATGTCCCGAATCTCCACGAGCAGTTCGATCCTTCGGCACGCAAATAATATAGGTCGGGATATCCCTCTACATTAGGTGTTAAGCCGTTGAAATCGGTGCGGTCTCTTATATGAAGACAAGGCCTAAATCGGCCATCATCTCCATTATACGTATCAATAGCTTCAGAATTGGAGCTATAGGTTCCCTCGGCGATTGCGCCAGGAGCAGCCCAAGACTTATTCCAATAAGTAAAGGAAGTAGTCGATGGATACGTACTGAGTTCATTCGTTTCTTTGTGCATGTTAAGCAGTCAGCCACCCCGTTAGGGG